TCCAGCCCGTCGAGTCCATGGACATCGACAAGCGCAGCGCCGCGGAGTCCGTCCTCAAGTGGCTCCTCTTCCAGCACGTCCTCGACGACCTCCGGCGCGAAGTGCAGCTCGCCGCCAACTTCCGCGAAACCTACGGCCTGGCCGTTATGGCCGTCGATTGGATCAAGACCACCCGCACCGAGATCAAGAGCTTCAGCATGGAAGACGCCATGATGATGCTGCAGGAATCCCAAGACCCCAACCTGCAAGCCCTCCTCGAGGTCGTCCTCGACCCCGAGCAAGAAGAACTCGCCGCGCAGTTGATGGGCGAAGTCATCCCGGAGCTAGGCAGCACCGCCAAGGTCCGCGCCTTCCGCGAAAAAGGCTTCGTTGAATGGGAGCAGCCCTACGTTTTTGAAAGCCGGCCCCAGTGGACCGCCCTAGAGCCTTGGGAGGACATCATCTTCCCCGCCCAGACCTACTCATTACAGCGTGCCGCGTTCGTTGCCCGACGCGAGCTAATGACCGAACCGGAGTTGCGCGAGCGTGCCGCTGTAGAGGGTTGGGACGACAAATGGGTCGAGCAAGTCGTGGAGAAGAAAGGCGACATCCGCCGCATCTCACTGAACCTCCACCGCAGCGACCAGTTCCTTTACGACCACCAGCGCGACATGATCGAGATCTGGCACGTCTACAGGAAGGAGCACGACGACCGCACCAAGGCGATGCGCGTCACCCGCACCGTCCTCAGCTACCACGTCCCGGATCGCACCGCCGTCCACGACATCCTGCCCTACGCCCACGCGCTCTATCCCTTCGTCGAGCTGCCCCGCGAGCGCGCCTCACGCCCCATCTTGGAATCCCGCGGCGTGCCGGAGATCGTCCAGACCGCCCAGGAAGAAGTCAAAATCCAACGCGACATGCGAGGCGACCGCGCCAGCATCGTCACCTTGCCCCCGCTCAAAACCCCCGCCGCGCGCGGCAAGATGGACCTCATCATGGGACCGGGCGTGCAGATCCCCGAGCGCCGCCCCGGCGAGATTTCTTGGATGAACCCGCCGCAGCCTGACGCCGGCAGCATCGAAGTCGAGATGTCCATCCGTAACGATGTGGACAACTACTTCGGCCGCATCAGCGAAGCCGTCCCGCCGCAACGCTACATGCTCCACACCCAAGAGCTGGTCGATAGCTGGCTCCTTGACATGAAGCTCTGCCTCGTCCAGACGCTCGCCCTCTGCCAGCAGTATATGACGCCGGAAGAAGTTGCCCGCGTCACCGGCAACCCCAATCTCCCGCTCGTTGCCAGCCCCGCCGACATCCGCGGCCGCTTCGACGTGACTTGCGAGTTCGACGCCCGGCTGCTTGACTCCGAAGCCCTCGGCGCCAAATTAGACTACCTCGCCAAAGTCTTGGTTCCCTTGGACAGCTTCGGCGTCATCGACCGCGCCGGCCTTGTGAAATACATGTTCCAGGCGGTTGACCCCAACCTCGCCGGAATCCTCGTCCAAGACATCGGCCAAGCCACCGCCGCCGAGCAGGAGGACGAGCAAACAGCCTTCGCAAAAATCGCCGCAGGCACCGAGCCACCGCTCAAAGAAGGCGGCCAAAACGCGCAGGTAAGGCTGCAAACCTTGCAGACCATCATTCAGAGCAACCCCGCCGTCCAGCAGCGTTACCAGCAAGACGAAATCTTCCGCTCGATGATCGACGCCCGCGCCCAATCTTTCACGTTCGCATTGCAACAGCAACAAAACGCAGTCATCGGCCGCACCGGCGCCCAGCCCGCGCTGCAAAAGCTCCAGCAGGAGCAGCAACTCGGCATGACCGCCCAACCCGCCGCCTGATTATAGCGAAGTTAATCAGTTTACAAAGAAAGACTAAACTCCGTGCATCCCAATATAAACGTCCGCAACGTCGCCGGCCTCAACATCCCGCAGCACGACCACGTCTCGATTTCCTACGTTGGCAGCACCAACAACCCCAGCACCGTGACCTACAAGGAAGGCGGAAGCGGTGGCCAGACGGTTGCCACTTTGACTTTCACCTACACGACCAACCCGCCGACCACCGATGACGCAGACATCGCCACTGTGACCCGCAGCTAAACCATGGGACTAAAGTTCAACCCGTTCAGCGGCAACTTCGACTTCACCGGAAGCGGTGGAGGCGGCGGATCGTCGTATATTGACGGCGAGGAGGCGACCTACAACGACCTGAGCCTTGACGCAGGCGTTGCCCCGCTCAACAGCGCATGGCTCGTCCGCAACAGCAGCGGCATTTGGCCGTTCAACAAGCCTGGTGGAATCTACATCCGCACAGCGACCCTCGGCGTCTCGCGTGACGCCGACTACACCTACGCTGGCACCATGCCGGACGTGTTCAGCGATGCGGTGCTGACCATCTATGACGAGGCATCGACCACCCGCACCGGCCAATTCAATCTCGGGTCCGTCACCGCCGGGCAAAACCGTGTGCTCACATGGCCAGACGCCAACGGCACCATCGCAAGGACCGAAACCTTCGCCGCCCCGCCAGCTATCGGTAACACCACCGCAGCGGCCGGATCGTTTACGACCTTAAGCGCCACAGGAATTGTCACTGGCTCAAACGCAACCGCAAGCCCGCCGACAACCCTCACGGAAGCCCGCGGATTGCAGTTTGCTTCATTGGGCGGAAACTTCGGCAGCACGGCGGCAGTTTACGGAAGCCATCCAAGCACTGCGTCTCTGGGAATCGGCATCGCCAATAGCTCCGCTGGCTCAATCACGCAGGTCGCGTCTTTTACGTCATCGGGATTGTCTATCACAGGCGGCACGGTCGCAGCGTCCGCGCCTGTGCTGAATTTGGCGCAGACTTGGAATAATTCCGCAGTCTTTACGGGTTCCATCAGCGGAACCACGCTCACCGTCACCGCCGTTACCAGCGGCACGATTGCTGTTGGAATGGAGCTAACTTCCAGCGGCACGATCACCGCAGGAACTCGCATCACCGCGCTCGGAACAGGTACAGGAGGCACTGGAACCTATACAGTCAGCGCCTCACAAACGCAGGGTTCAGCCACTCTCACAGGCAGGCCCGTCTTTACCGCCTTGTTGGTCAACGCCACTGACACCAGCAGCGGGGCTTCGTCCAACTTGCTGGATCTTCAAACAGGCGGCGTTAGCAGATTCGCAGTGAGAAAAAGTGGGAGCATTGTCGCGGCATCGCTCACAACCACAGGCTCTGTAAGTGCAGCAGGCTCTGTAAGTGCAACAGGCGATATAACAACAGCAGGCATGTTTCGCTTGAGTGGAAATGACTTTCGGTTTGCTGTGGCCAGCGCCACTTCCGACGGGGGAACTGGCGAACTAGGGATAGGCGGGTCTGGTTCTGACTGGGCGCGATTTAAGCAAAGTGGACTTGTCGTTCGTGGTTACCTTTCGCTGGGGCGCTCACCCGCCTTGGGATTGAGCGAAGACACAATTTTAATACGGGATGACGCTGCTGGAGTTTTAGCACAGAGAAACGGAACCAACGCCCAAGAGTCTCGCATCTACGGCACTTACACCAGCGCGACCAACTACCAGCGCCTCACCATCAAAACCAAAGCCGTCACGCTCTCTGGGTTGACTGGCGCATCCGTTGCCACCACAACGAGCTTCATCCCAGACGGCGCGGTCTTGGTCGGCCTCACTACCCGCGTCTCCACGGCCATCACGGGAGCCACAGGCTACGACATCGGAGACGGCTCCGACGCCGACCGCTGGGGAGCCAACATCGGCATCGCCCTCAACACCTCCAGCGACAACCGCAACTGGACCGCAGGCACCATCGAGTGCTTCACCGCCGCGCAGGAGGTCACGCTGACCGCTGTTGGCAGCAACTTCACGGGCGGCGCAGTCGTCATTGTTGCCCACTACCTCGCAGGAGAAGCCGATTAAAATCTATGAGCCTAATTCAACTACCAACCACTGAACCGCCCGCCGCCACGCGCATCGCGCTCGGCCTGCTCGGACAACTCAACACCCAGATCGACAGCCGTGTGCAAGCGCACAAGGGAATGTTTTCCGACTTCTGGAACAACAACGATGCAACGCCCGAAGAAATCCTCGTTGCGATGGGCACCAACGCGCACCTGCTTTTGAGCAGCGCCGAGGAGAACATCCGCCACATCGACGCGGTGGCACGGCTCGCGGGCAAGACGGTTGCCGACTTCCTTGAGCCGGAGGAGATCGCGGGCCTGCGCCCGATGGTGGCTAACCCAGACGGAACTGTGAGCCTCCAATGAAGACCGTCACATTGACCGAAGAGCAGGCCCGCATCGTCATGCAGTGCCTCGATCTCGCCGTCAAAACTGGCGGGCTGAATGCCGCCGCGCAGATTCTGCCGCTGGCTACGAGCATCGAGAAGCAACTCACGGAGGAAGCACCCGCTGCTGAATAATGAGGACTGTCACCTTACAGTCTATCTTGCTCCGCGCCTGGCAACGAGTCGGCAATGACGCCAGCGATGTGGCAAATATTCCATCCGGCGCCAAGACCATGCTCGTTGCCGCCGCCAACGACGCCATCGAGCAATGCTGGACTTGGGCGGACTGGCCGGAGCTGTGCCGCGTGGAAAGCCGCACGGTGCAGGGCGATGCGACCAATGGCTACTATATTGACTACGAGCAGGCCGGCCAGACCGCCATGGGCGAGGTCTTTTCTGTCATGAGGGACAATCCGGCAACTAACGTCTACCCGAGAGAGATTGGCTACACGCTGCTCGGAGACAACATCAGATTCCCCGAAGACAGCGACTTGCCGACCAGTGTGTGGGTCCGCTACCGCATCCGCCCGACCGAATACAGCGTCAGCAACCTCTCGGCGACTGTGCCAAGCGTCCTGGCCAAGGCAGCCGGTCTTATGTTGTCTGCCGATCTCCTCACCGAAGACGGCCAGATGGACAAGGCGCTGGCCATGGAACAAATGGCCGAAGCCGAGCTAATCGCCCAGCGCGACAAATACTATTTCCAGCAAGGGCAGCCCAGCATGTGGACGGCCCGCGTCAACCAATACTAATCAACTACTAAAACCTATGGGATTCCCTAATTCACGCATTACCAACAGCCAATCCGGCGCTCAATACATCGGCGGCACGTCCGCCACGCCCGGCGAGTGGTCGGCCATCCAAGCCGTCACCGACACCAAGTTCCACACCCTCACCGGCAACGTCACCGGGCTGGCCAACACCGCCCTCGGCAGCGCCATTGAGGTGCCCGCGGGCTTGGTCATCTTCGGCTTCTTCACCGCGCTCCAGCTGCACAGCGGCAGCGTCATCGCCTACAACAAATGATCCAAGGCTTCTCCGGCGGCTTGCTTAACCGCGAGCTGATCTACCAGACGGATCTCCCGTCCTTCCAACGTGACTTCGCGTCCCTCAAGACGCTGGACCACGGCACCGGCCCTGCGATCACTTTCACGCGGGCCGACGCGACAACCTGCGCCACCTTCTTTGACGCCAACGGTGTGCTGCAAACGGCCGCCGCCAATGTCCCGCGCTTTGACCACGACCCCGCGACCGGAGCGTCACGCGGGCTTCTCATCGAGGAGTCGAGGCAAAACTTGTTGGAACGCAGCGCGGAGTTTGACAATGCGTATTGGAGTAAGATTGACGCCACGGTAGTCGCAAACGCAGCAGATTCACCAGCCGCAACATTGACGGCGGACAGGGTTCACCCGTCCACCAATAGCGCGGCTTCCGTAATCTTTCGCAATGTGGCCGCCAGTGCGTCTGCGGCTTATTCAGCGTCTGTCTTCGTCAAGGCGGCGGGGAAAACATTCGGCTACTTGCAGATCAATTTTAATCAAACCACCACGCCGATCCGCGCATTTGCGTTTACACTTGACCTATCCAACGGAACGTTGGGATCGCAGCAAGATTTGATCAGCACAACTACGGGTGTCACTGCAACGGCCACCAGTGTGGGGTCTGGGTGGTATCGCCTGTCCTTGAGTTTTACGACAACGGCGCTCACGGACGAGGTGGGCATACTTGTCGGTCCCTGCGATGCCGCAAATGATCGCACCGTCACGGCCAGCGGCACAGACGGGATATTCGCATGGGGCGCCCAACTAGAAGCAGGCGCCTTCGCCACCAGCTACATCCCGACGACCACCGCCGCCGCCACCCGCGCAGCGGACTCGGCGGTCGTCACGCCGATCTCCAGCTTCTATAATCAGAGCGAGGGGACGTTGTTTGCGGAGGCTGGAGCGCGAGGCATTGGGTTAGTGGCAAATCCCATTTTATCGCTTCACAACACCATCGATAACGCGATTACCACGGAGCGATGGGCGGATCTTCGAAGCCTTGCCACTGGGGTCAACGCTGGAGGCGTGCGCCAAGAATCAATGGATTCGGATGTCGATACATGGCCGTTTGGACAGACGGTGAAATTTTCCTTTGCGTATAAAGTAAACGACTTGGCGCGCTCGCTAAATGGCGGAAGCGTGGCAGTAGACACAACTGCGTCACTGCCAAGTGCGGCCACAGAGATGACCATAGGTCAGAATTTGCTTGGCGGCAGGACCAACGGCCACATCCGCAAGATCGCCTACTGGCCCCGCCGCTTAAGCAACACGCTGCTCCAGCAGCTCACGACCTAATGCGCCTCCTCCTCGTCATCCTTGCGCTGCTTCTGCCCGCCTGTCTCACGGCCGAGCAGCAGGTCAACGACTGTTTGCCAGCGGCCATTGCCGCCCGCGAGGTCATGCAGAAGCAGGGCGTGCCGGCGAAGGTGCTGGTAGTCCACTGGCGCGAGGATGACCGGACGCGCGGGCATGCCTATGCAGTGTTTTCTTATGGCGGCAAACGGTGGAGCTACGACAAGCAGTTTGGCTCCATCCCGCTGACCGCCGGACCCTCGCCCGACCAAGACCACGCTCTTTGGGAAGCGTGGGAAGCTAACCTAAAACGCGGACACCGTGGCGAAATCCGCGAAGCGTATTACCTGCAATGAGCCTTTTACATAATCACCTTTCGACCGTTGAGCGCGGTGCCCTCGGCACCTTCGCCTCCATCGGCAGCGCCGCCGTCAGCCTGGTCAGCCAGCTCGAAGTCTACCTGCGCGTGGCCGGCCTTATCATCGGCCTCGCGGTCGGTGTGGTCACATTAATTTCGGTCCTCCACGACCTACGGAGAAAACAGAAAGCAACCAAATGAGAAACTGGAAAACAAACGTAATCGGCGCACTCACCATCCTGATCGCCTTGGCCACCGGCACGAAGGAATACCTTGCCACTGACAGCCTGCCGGACCTCGGTCTGATCGTGGCCTCGGTGCTTGCTGGCTGGGGTTTGATTAACGCCAAGGACAATAACGCTCGCCTCTAATGTGCCGCCCCCAGTTCGCCTTCGGCTTGGCCATCGCGCTCATCCTTGGTGGATGCGTGACCCTGCCGCTTCCGCCGGTGCAGACCAGCGGGGCGGCGCCGGGCGACTGGGGCAGTGTCAAGATTATGGTCACCTACGTCCCGAACGTGGGCGAGCTGATCAACAGCTACAAAGAATGGAGAAAACCCGAATGAAAGCCTTCCTCGAAAAACAACTGGTCCGCCTGCTGCTTAGTCGCGGCGGGCCGATCCTGCAAAAGCTCGTCACTGGAGCCGCCGCCGCTGCGATTACCTACATCGCCCGCCAGACCGGCCTCGACATCGCCGCCTTGGGCGTGAACGAGGTGGTGGTCGCCGGCATCGTGTGGGGCATCCTCGACATTGCGGTGACGAAACTGCCGGCGAACATCCTCAAGGACTACGGCAAGCAGATCCAGTCGCTGCTCAACACGCACGGCCGTGGCCAACACCTCAAGCTCGACGGCTATGTCGGACCCGTGACCGTGGAAGCCGCCGCCGCTGAATTGGCCAGCCGGAATTAGCATCGTTGATAAACCAAGCAAGTGATCCCGAAAAACCGACCACAGCAAAAACGGATTGATACCGAGCGGCAACTGAAGTCCGCCGGCGTCAGTGATCCGGTGTGCTTGGTCGGCATCAGGGGCTACTACCGCGATTCGATGGGCGCCAAGGGAACGAACGACCGGGGAATCTATGACGACGCCATCATCCTCGTTTCGCCCAACGTCCATGCCGCCTTCAACGCCAATGTTGATCCCGGCGCCTACGGCATCAACCCCAAGGTGCGCAAGGGCTACGCCAGCCTCAAACCCGGAGTCTATCGCTACAAATTGGGCAAGCACGGCCTTCGGCGCGGCAACCCTTACACGGCTTTGGTCCAAAGCGGTCCTGTCACCGTGCAGCGCGACGGCGGGCAGGAAGAGACAGGATTCTTCGGCATAAACGTCCACGCTGGAAGCCGCACTCGGGTCTCGTCGGAAGGCTGCACAACCCTGCCGCCCGGTCCCAACTGGGACGGCTTCATCGCCCTCGTCCAGGCCGAGATGAAGCGCAACAACGCAAAAACTCTCAGCTACGTCCTAACCAGCAAGTAATGCCCCTCGAAAGTCCAGTCCTACGCGATGGCGATGCCGGCTTCATCGGCTTCGCCAGCCGCTTGAATCCCGTGACGCTGCCCGCCGGCATGTTGCAGGACAGCGTGAATATGCGCTTGGACCGTGGCGTGGCGACAACCCGCAAGGGCGCCAAGCGGCTGGCCGATGCCATCTCAACGGCGGACGAGCCGATGACGCTGTCCTTCGACTTGGCGGCGGACAAGGCCATCAGCACGATCACCTTCAGCGGCGCCACCGCGACCGTAACCACGGCCGCCGCGCATGGCTACACCGGCACGCCTACGGTCAACATCCGTGGCGCCACCGGAGTGGACGCCAGCAAATACAACGGCGACTTCGTCATCAGCTCGCCGAGCGGCACCACCTTCCAATACACCATGACCGGCACGCCGACGGCCAACGCCACCGGCACGCTGATCGCCAACAAGGGACCGCTGGTCAAGACGACCTACAGCGGTGGCATCTTCGCGGCGGGCGTCTTTGCTTCCCGCAACTACGAAAACGCCAACGAATACATCGTGATGGCCGGACCTGACAGCGCCTACCTCTGGCGCAATGCCTCGCCGACCGACACGGTGGTCACGGTTGGCTATCCCAGCTCGCCGGACGAGACCATTGAGCCAACCGACACGGTCTCGGTGGTGCAGGCTTACGACCGGCTTTATGTGCTCCGCGAGGCGGCGCTGGCCGGCAACTATGTCCAAAAGCTGACCAACAGCACCGGCATCGCGGTGAGCGGGACGACGGCCACGGTGAACGTGGACGCCCACGGCTACCCTAATGGGGCCACGGTGCGCATTGAGGGCAGCACCACGCCAGCCTTCGACGGCCATGAGTTCCGCGTATTGGCCACGAACAACAACACCAACTCTTTCGAGATCACCGTCCCGACCGGCACCGCCTCCCACGCCGTAGCCAACATCCGCGTTCGACGCGTCAAGCCGCCGCTCTACTGGACCGGCACCGGCAGCTTCGTCCGCGCTGCGGCCGGCGTTCCCGCCGAAGGGCCGACCTACAAGCGCATGCGCTCGGTCGGCTGGGCCAGCTACATCCAGAATCGCCTGATCATCCCTGACGGCCGCGACCAGGTTGCGCTGTCGGACTACTTGGACGCCGACCTCTACGATCCGTATTGGCAATCGTTCCGCACCGGCGCCGGTGGCGGAGACTTCATCGTTGCCGTGCATCCTTGGGTTGAGGGATCGGCGCTGGTCTTCTGCCGCAAGAGCATCTGGCTGGCCACGCTGGCGCAGTTTCCCAGCACCAACGGAGCAGACTTCGCCATCGACACTGCCGTGGCCAAGCTGGAGCTGGTCACCGACGAGATCGGCTGCTCGGCCCGCAACAGTATTGTCACGGCGGGGCGCTATGTTTTCTTCCTCTCGGATGCCGGTGTCTACCGCTTGGACACCCAGCTCGACCTCAAGCTCCGCGGCGACACCAAGCCGCTCAGTGATCCGGTGGCCGACCTCTTTGAGCGGATCGACCAGAGCAAAGTTCAGCGGGCCTTCGGCATCTGGCACAGCAACCGCTACATCCTCGCGGTCCCCACGCTGGACTCTACGGACGACACCAATGACTTGGTGGTCATCTGGAGCGCCCTTAATGACCAGTGGGAAAGCCGCGACCGATACGGCATCGGAGTGGATGCGCTGGTGGTGGGCAGCTACCAGAACGCCCGCCGGATCTACAACGTCCGCCGCACCGGCAAGCTCTACCTGCTTGACGAGAAGGCCGATGGGACGGACGACGAGCCGAGCGGGAGCAATGTCGGCGTGGTGGCCGGCCGCATCAAGACCCGCCGATACGGCATGGGCAGCATGACGACCAAGCGTTTCGTCCGCTCGCTGGCCGATGTGGTGCTGCCGGATACGGCGGGCATCACGGTCAAGGCAATCACGATCAACCCAGATGCCGAGATCACGCTGGTCCCAGGGCAGACGAACACCTCGGGCTTGAGCGAAGACTACACTTTGAAGCAACCGATTCGCGCCAAAGCGCACTACTGCGAACTGCAATTTGAAACCACGGCCAACCGGCCGGAGATCCGCAACGTCAGCATCGAAGCCGCAGGCCCCAGCCTGCCGCCGACTGAGACGCGCAACGCAGCTTAACAACTAAGGAGAATAATTATGGCAACCGTAACAGCAGGATACACATGGACCAGCGGCGAGACCGTGACGCCGGCGAAACTTAACTCGGCGGCGGCGCCGACTGTGGTGGTGGCGGACAATGAAATCACCACGGCAAAGATTTTGGACGCAAATGTGACAGCGGCCAAGCTGGCGGCTACGCTGGACTTGAGCAGCAAGACTGTGACGCTGCCGGATGCAAGCGTGGCGCAGGCCAAGCTGGCGGCGAACGTGGTGGGGAATGGGCCGGCGTTTCGGGCGTATGCGAGCAGCACGACATCGCTGCCGAACAACACGATTACAAAAGTCACGCTTGCCACGGAAGGTTTTGACACAAACTCCAATTTTGCCAGCAGCAGATTTACCCCGACCGTTGCTGGGTATTATCAAATTAGCGGATCGGTTTATGTGTTGAACGCTCCGCTATTCTTGCAGGCCATCCTTTACAAAAATGGGGAGAACGCGGTGGCGGGCGTTCACACGAACACAAGAACGTATCTGTCGAACTTCAGTGACGTTATTTATTTAAACGGCACCACGGATTATGTGGAGCTGTATGCGTTTCACGCTTCGGGCGGAACAGAAACGGTGAACGTCAACGCCGGAGGCACGTTTCTCTCCGGATTCCTCGCCCGTGCCGCCTGACGCATGACCCCATGGCAACGCGCATCATTTCATTAAAACAAATCTAAGGAGACAACCTCATGGCTAAGAAAAAGAAGAAGAAGAACAGACCATCCGAGCCTAAGCCAATTAACGCCCGCGAGGTGACGCAGCAGGGGCTGGAAGCCTCGGCGGCGCAGCTCGGGCAGCTCCGGGGATTTTACGGGCAGCTGGCCGGCGACATCGGCGGCAGCGCCTATGCGCAAGAGGCGCGGGCCTTGGCGCAACGCGGCGCCGAGCGCAGCGACCAAGTCAACATGCTGGGCGGCCGGCTGCTGGGCGTGGCCGATCAGGTGGACACCCAAGAGTCGGCGCTGGAGGCCGAGCTGCGGCGGCAGGCGCAGGATGACCTGGCGTTGGGCCGCTCGCTTTCACCGGAGCAGCAGCGCGAGGCGGCGCAGTCGGCGCGGCAGGCGTTTGCCGCTCGCGGGCTGGGCACCAGCATGGGCAGCGCAGCGGCGGAAATCTTGAACCGCGACCGCTACGCAACGCAACGGCAGGATCAACGGCGGGCGTTTGCCTTGGGCACCAATCAGAGCATCGAGGGCACGCTCGGAGCGCGTCGGGCGCTGGCGGGCGATCTGCTGGGCCGGTCGGCTGGAGCCTACGAGTCCAGCGGCAACATGGCGCTCAATGCCAGCAATGCCTTGGCAACGCAGAATCCCTACAACATCGCCTTGGGCGGCCTCGGCTCGGGCACGGGCGTGATCCAGGGCGCGAGCGGGATGGCTTCGGACATCGCGGGCTTCAACACGAACATGGAGGCGTCGATGTATAACAGCTACATGAACAACCAGGCGGCGCGGCAGGCGGCGAATACAACGGCTGGCGCCACGCGGCAGGCGGGGATGTTCAGCATGATCGGCAACATTCTCTCGGATCGCCGGGAGAAGACGGACGTGAAGCCGCTGGGGCAGGCGTCCGGCGTGCTGGGGCTGAAGGTTTACGAGTATCGCTACAAGGGCGATGACGAGAAGCGCAAGGGCTTCATGGCTCAGGACGTGAAGCGGGTGCTGCCGGAGGCGGTGGCCGAGGTCGAATACCAAGGCAAGAAGCGGCTGGCGATCAAGCCGCAAATCATCGGGCAGGCTTTGGCCAGGGAATTAACCCGGGCGGCGGCTTAAAAAAGAGGAACAACATTATGCAATACAATCCAGGAGTTTATGACCGCAGCGGTGAGATCATCGCGGCGGGAACAATGCAGGCGGCGCAAACGCAGGCTGATCTGATGCGGGAGCTGGGCGAGAAGGCGCGGCAGACGGCCACGGCGGTGGCGGGGTTTGCCGCGGGCGGGCCGGCTGGGGCGGCCATGGCGTCGGGCGGCGGGCGCTCGGGCGGCGGCGGTGGCGGTGGCGGTGGTGGAAGCATCTTAGAATCCATCGTTGGCGCCTACGCCCAAAAGGAGCAGGACAAGAGCGACTCCAAGATCTACGGCAACCTGATGAAGATCGTGGCGCCGGCTTTCGGCAAAGACGGCGACTCCATGCTTGAGCAGTGGAACAGCCTCGAGAACGACCGCGAGAAGGCGCGCTTTGGCAGCACGCTGTTTTCCTCGCTTGGGCAGATTAGCAATATGTATATGGCCCAAGGGCGCATGGAGCAAGCTCCAGCCTTGCAAGCCCAGCGCGTCACCGACCAGCGCGAGATCATGTACGAGCGCGAGCAACTAGCCCGCGAGCGGCAGGCGATGAGTACGCCGCCGGCGCCCGCCGCCATCACCGTTCCTCCGGCCATGCGCCGCTTCGGTAACCCAAACAATCCATGAGCAGCCCACGAAAACTTCCACCCAGGGTTGAGCCTAGCTTGCCGGGCGGCCCTGTGGCCGATCCCAACGCTTTTCTCGACCCTAACGAAGAGCCGGTGCCGCCAGAGGTGCTTAACGGCCCATTTCCAGGCGAAGACAATCGCTTCTACAACGAAATGTACAACGACTCCGGTGCCGCGCCGCAGGAGGTCGTGGATGACGTGCTGCCGGAAGTTCGCCGCGCGGAACCCGCGCCGCGCGAGGCAACGGCGTCCAAGATGGACACGTCGTTCATTAACAAGATCAACGACCCCAACCTCACCGACGAGCAGGCCCGAGCGGAATACGACAAGCTGCCGCCGGCGCTGCGCTATGTCTACGACCGCGTGGCGGACTTCTCTTACAACAACCCTGACACGCAGACGCCCGCGCAGCTTGATCCGCGGGATGCTAATCGGTGGCTGGATGAGTTTTATCAGATGCAGCAGAAGGGCAAGGATGCAGACCCCGCCAAGCAGCGCGAGCAAGCGCAGCAGGCGGCCCGCGTGCAGAGCGTCTTGGGCATCATGGACAAATACACCGCCGAGGACAGTGACCTGGACAAGCTGGTCGGCCCTGCGGCTGGCAGCTTTGTGGCCAACGAATACGACAAGTGGCAAAACCCAGATCGCTACGCCAAACGGTTTGAACTTAGCTTCACGACCAAGACTGAGGTGCTGGAGGCGGCCAAATACGTTAAGCCGCTATCCAACGACGAGCGCAAGTTCCTCGAGGAGATGTTCCCGCGCCGCGACGATCCGCCGCAGGTCTGGCGGGAATACTTCAAGCGCACGCGCGAGATTCTTTCCCAAGGCCTGCCACAACAACCACAAGCGCAGGGCGCCGCACCGGCCGCCGCTGCACCGCAATCTTCCCAGCCTCCTCCAAACCTCAAACCAACCCGCATTGATCCAGTGACCGGCCAACCGATGACGCTTATTCAAAACCAGCAGGGCAAGTGGGTCTACCGCCTCGCCCCGCAGCAGCCACAGCAGTCGAATGCCGCCGGCCGCTAAAGAAGAATACACGCCGGAGGAGCTGGATGCGCTGGAGGCGCAGCAAGCGCCGCGTCCGGTCTACGACGTGATCTCGGGCGGCGTGGGCGCAGCCATGAGTTATTACGACGGGCCGCAGGAGACCAAGGCAGAATACACGCCGGAGGAGTTGGATGTGCGCGATGCGCTGTATGGCGCGCCGGAGCTGGCGCCCGAGGAGTTGGACCAGCGGGCGGTGGACGCCAAGTATGATGCTCGCGTCATTCTGTCGCCGGAGCAGCTCAAGGAGGCGGACGAGCTGGAGGTCAAGCTGACCGAAGAGGGCAAGCGCCCCGGCAAGTGGCAGATGGCCAAGGCCATCGGCGGCGGCATTCTGCAGAGCGTGGCCGACTGGAACATGGCGCTAGACAAGAGCGGCAACCTAGCTGCGGTCGTTGAGAACGCGCTCATCAAGACCGGCGCCCTTGACCGTGACTACAAGCGCGTGCCGATGCTGGAGGCGGCGCTGCAGGCTCCGGCTTCGGCCAAGGCGGGCGCCCAGGGCACGGCACTGAACACGACCGAGACGGTCCTAGCGCTTAACAATTTGGCGATGGGCAAGCCGCGTTATCGCGTGCAGGAGACCGGCGAGTTTGTCTACTCCCCGCTCGGCGGCGTGGCTCCGCTGACCCAGATGGCTGGCGAAGGAAAGACCTTGGTGCCAGTGACTGATGCGGACCTAGACGAGCACCGCTACCAGCTTTACGCCAAGGAAAACGCAATCCGCAGCACCTACCTCGACATCATGGACGAGAAGCTGCTGGGCGTGAAACCTAACCAGAGCTTCACACTGCCTGCAGAAATCCTACTGGCACCGGAGAACTTGGCGCCGGGCTTTGCCGCGACCAGAGTGACCGGCGCAGCGCGTCTCGGAAAACTTTTCAGCGCCAAAACGCTGGGCGCAGCTGAGGCGGCGGCGGGCGGCAGCGCCAACATTATCGACAAGGGTGCGGACGTGTTCACGCGCGCCGTGCAGAGGATGACCTTTGGCGCACTGGACCGAAAGACGCAATCAAAGATCGCCAAAACCGCAGCCTATGGCGGTGGCGCCGGTGCCGTGGCGACCGTGATGTCTGGAGCGCCGGAGGAGGCGCGCAACACAGCGCTGGCGCTGATGAGCCTCTACCCGATGTACAAGATGGGTTCCGGTGTGCTTCGCCGCGTCGAGGGCGCGGCGGGAACGGCAAAGATGATCATGCGCGAGTCGGCCGATGCGACCAACGGCATGGACGACGTGGCGCGGGCTGCGGTGGCCAACAATGCGGCGGTGCCGCGGGAGATCCGCGAGGCGCTGGTCAACCCGAGCAAGCTCGTCCCGCTGGAATCAACGCCAGCAAGGATCGCCAAGAATGAAGCATTTTCCCCGCGCGTGCGCCAAGTGGCGGCTCGCCTGGCGAATCCGCTGATCGTGCAGGCTTCGCGCACTGCCGGTGCTGTTGGCCGCGGCGCGGTGGTTGGCCCGCTAGTCAACATCCCTTTTGCCGAAGCCTACCGCGAAATGGGCGACCAGCAGACCGCTGAGGGCATCTACGGCGCCGGTGTGTTGTTTGGCGCGGGCGGCGGATTGGTTGGTCGTGTGGCCGGTGCCCGCGGGCGCAGGCGCGATGCGGCGGTGAGCGACATCGGGCGCATGCTGGTGGACATTCAGCAGAACAATGCCGGCGAGCTAGGGCGCGCTGCGCCAGATCGCGCTGCCGAGGTTTACTACAGCATGAAGGAGCCGGGGCGCATGTTGACCGACGTGGAGCTGGCCGGCGGCGACATCGATGCGCTGATGCGCAATACCAAATTTGAAGACCTCGCTGGCATGGCGGCCATGCAGGGATTCTACCGCGACTCGGTAGATTTCATCCCGCTCAACGGCCTTGACTACGACGCCAACGTCAGCGCGCTAGGCGGCAATGGCACGGCGGGATACTTCCTGCATGCACCGGAAGGTCAGCGCGCCCGCCTCTTCCTTAACGCCGACGCCCGCCGCACCGACGTGGCGCCGCATGAATACGGTCACGCCCTGCTGGCCAGCGCCGCCATGTCGCCGGAGATGAAAAACTCGGCCCGCGCCAGCATCAACCAGCGCTACGGCCCCGAAAAACTTGACGGTATGGCCCGCGAGTATGCCCGCAATGTGGTCGCTGGGCGCAATGCGCGGGAGTTCCCCGGACAGAAAATGGACGTGAGCGAGGCTGAGGTAGACAGCATCCTCAATGAGCTGACAGAAAATGGTTTGGCCCGCGGTGACGCCGACCGCCTTGACTGGCTGCGTGATGAAGTGTTCGCCGAAGAGCACCGCGCCGCTGGCATTGACTACGCCCAGATCCGCCGCGGCATCCCTGCGGGATTCAATCCGGTTGGCTTTGCTGAAAACGTGCTCGGTGCCAATGCTAGGGCACTTGCAGCGGCAGGCGCGCCCATCGACCCGCAGACCGGCAAGCTGCAGGCGCCGCCCGACAGGCTTTTCAAGGACAACCCGATCCTCGCCGCCGACCCAGTCATGCGCCGCAACATCCGGCAATACGTCTCGGCCTACCAGCAGTGGCTCAACGACCCGGCGCATGAGGCTCCGGTCGGCGCCCCGCTGTCGCGCACTGGCAATCCGAACGACCTCAAAAACAACCCGAACGTCACGTTCCGCGACTACGGTAATGGCCGCCTCGAGAACGAGCTGGCGTTCATCGACCAAGACGGCAACGTCAAGCTGAAGGACAAAAAGAACGACCCCGACCGCGCCAAGTTCATCCGCGCCCGCCAGCAGCAGGTGCGCGAGATGATCGACCGCGGCACCAAGGAGCCGAACGACCCGACCTTTGGCATTCGGTTCCGCGACGGCCAGCGCATTGTCGCCGGCAAGACGTTGCCCGCGCGCTTCGACCTCACGCGATTCCCTACGCCGCTCAAGCAACTCGCCCGCCGCATGGAGTCAATTGGCAACGCCGGGGAGACGATGCAGGTGCGCTACTTTGCATGGGGCAAATCCAGAGACTTATTCAAGCAAGGCAACGTGCGTGACGCCCAGGCCATCAACCGCGAGGTGATGTTCGTTGAGTGGCAAGCGACGAAGGACGGCAATATCAACGCCTTTGTTGTAGACCTCACGCAGTTCCGCAACCGCGCCATGAAGGCCATCGCCCAGCGCGACCCCTCGCTGGCCGAGATCAATTGGGACTTCAAGCAGCTCGAGGCCGACCTCCGCCGCGTGCTGGACAATCATGCCAACGGACGCGCTGGAGCAGACGGTATCGGCGACACCCGCCGCAACGCCGTCAACGCCTTGCTCGGCATCGGCACCAAGACCAACCGAGCGGCCAACCCGCTGACCGGACTCGGCGGCAAAGGGTCCGCGCTCAAGACGCTGCGCCTTGATGCCTTTGATGACATCGCTGGCACCGGCCGCCAAGGCTTCAGCTTTGATTACCAAAAGGCCAACGGCAACTTCATGCCCGATGCCCCGGCTCCGCGACCAGACCTAGACACCGACCTGCCGGTGCGCATGCCCCAGCAGATCCCGCGGGAGGCTCAGGGGATGCCGGATGTGGGGCCAATGCGTAAGCGCCGAGTCTACCGCGGAGTTTCTCCCGACATGGACTACTCAAGCGGCGACCAGTTTTGGTCCACCAGCAAAGAGGTCGCGGAGAACTATGCGTTCCAAACGCAATCCCCGGGGCGCATTGACACCTCGCTGACAACCGATCTCCCGCAAAACCTCTACCGCGCAACGAACAAAGACGAGCTGCGCAACGAGCTTGGAATCAAGGCCGAGCCATACAGTTTTGAGTTTGATGCTGAGGTCAAGGCGGCGCTGCAGGCCCAAGGCTATGAGGGCGTGCGATATAATGCTGGGACAGATCTTGGTGGCGACCAAGCGATGGAATTGCACATCTTTGGCAAGCCGAAGCCATCAGCCGCTCCGCGTGGGCAGGCGATGCCGGACGCTGCTCCCGCAGACGCCCCGCCGTTCTACATGAAGTCTGCCCAAGTGCTGGACTCCAAGATCCAAGGCAAGGCCGCCACGGTTGACCAAGTGCGCGCCATCCTCAAGAACCCGCAGAACGGCATCAAGGCTGAGGAGCTGAAGTGGACCGGCATCGAGCAAGCTGTGGAGCGCATCGCCAAGGAGAACGGCGGGAAGGTGCCCAAGGAGGCGCTGCTGCGGTATCTGCAGGAGGATGGGGCGGTGAGGTTGGAGGAGGTGCGGATGCGTGACGTATCTGAAATAGATGTGCCTGCGCAATGGGAGCAGCAGCGACAAGAGGAAATCTTGCGCGCGCGCGCCGAAGAGTATGCGCGCCAACAAGGCAGATCGGCAGATGATGTCTATGACGAAATAATTCGCGACGCCGCAGAGCTATCTGAAACCATGAACGAAGCTCGCATTGAATGGCTTGATAGCGTCAAAGAGCCGCCAACGAAGTTCGGCCAATACCAGCTCCCCGGCGGCGAGAACTATCGGGAGGTGGTGCTGGCGATGCCCAATGTTGCCCTTGAGAGGGCGGCAAACAATTTGCGCCAGTTTGAAGCGCAATTTGGATCTCGGCCAATTCCCGCAGAAGCAAAGCCACAGCACGAGGCGTTGCGGCAAGCTGTTGCTGCGGCAAAACAACCGGAGACCTATACCTCAAAACATTTCGACACCCCCAACTACGTTGCCCATATGCGCCTTAACGAGCGCACCGATGCGGCGGGTAAACCGGGGTTGTTTCTGGAGGAGGTTCAGAGCGACCGGCATCAGGCTGGGCGGGAGCAAGGCTATAGAGAGCCGTTTGAGCAGTGGATTGCCTTCTACGATGCCGGCGGCACAGAGGTTCCGATTGGATATGGTCGCAGCGAAAAGCAAGCGTTGGAGTCCATAGACAAAAACTGGGAAGGGTTGGTTAAAATTCAGACGAGGAAGCGGGATGGCGTTGAGGGCATAATCCCCGACGCCCCCTTCCGCAAAGATTGGCCGATGCAAATGTTCAAGCGCGCCCTCGCCGATGCCGTTGGAAGCGGCAAGGAGTGGATTGGGTGGACGACTGGGGAGACGCAGGCGGCGCGGTATGATTTGAGCAAGCAGGTGGACGCGCTCGACTATCAAAAAAATCAAGATGGAACCTACCAACTGTCTTTCCAGAAAGACCGTCGTGGGAACATGATCGGAGAGTCAATCCCTGCCGACAAATTGGAAGAATACGTTGGCAAGGACGTGGCCCAAAAAATTACTGAAGGCGTTGGCGATGATGTAAATTTTGCTGGCAATAACGAACCTCGAAATATTTTCAAGCGCCTCGCCGGTCTCAACCTCAAAGTCGGCGGCGAAGGCATGAAGGGCTTCTACGACCAGATCCTCCCCAAGGAGATCAGCAAGTATGTGAAGCAGTGGGGCGGACAGGTGGAGAAGTCGCGCATCGGCGAGCCGAAAAAGGGCACCGGCAAGCTAACCCGAGATGAGGTGAGCGAGGCTCGGCGTGAAGCCAAGCAACTTATCCGCGGCGACATCAGCGTAGAAGAGTTCAATGACAATTGGGGCACCCGCC